GTGCAAGATTTTACGCGCTCGACCGCGTGACCGGCGTCAAGCCACCGCCGACCGTCATGGTGCAGGTCGATGAGCGCGGATATCGCATCGGCGAGGGCCACCCCTCGGCGAAGTTCAGCGATGCCGAGATCGAACTGATGCGGCAGCTGGCCGAGGGCGAGGAGGGCGTGCTGCCGTTGACCTTCGCCGAGATAGCGCGCAAGTTCGAGACGTCGAAGGGCGCCGTCCACGACATCGTCAACTTCCGGCGACGCGCCTCGACCCCTGCGGGCTGGAAGGAGGTCACCAAGCGATGATCAGCGGCGCCGGGCTACGTGACCTGCGGACGAGGCTGTTCTGGGCGTACAACGCCCTCCCAGCCGCCCAGAAGGCCGACATGGAGGTTGCCCTCGAGGTGATGGGAGGGCTGCAGCTGACGGCGGACGTGATCGAGGCGCTCGAGGTGACCACGGTGATGCAGGCCGAGCGCAGGGCGAGCTTCGACCATGACAGCGCGTCGCGTTCGCGTGGCACCGGCGGGCTGTGATATAGCGGACGCATGAACGACATCGCCCGCAAGCGCTGGGACAGCGGCGACGGCATGCCCGGCAGCTACAGCATCGAGGACTGTCTCGAGGCGCTGCTCCACCGGGTCAGGTCGGGTGACCTCGACGCCGAGCACATCATCGTCGCCTACGGCAAGATCGAGGATGGTGCTGCGCTCACCGGCTATGTGCAGGCGGGCAGCTTCGACGCTTTTGCGCAGGCGGGGCTGCTGCGCTTCGTCGGGCGCATGTTCGACGAGTGACCGATGGCGCGAGCACCTTCCAAACCCCCCGTGCCGGTGACCCCCGCGATCATCGACAGGGTCGAGCAGCTGCTGCTCGAGGGGCATAATCTCACCGAGATATCGGCGATGCCGGGCATGCCTCGTAGGTCGAGCATAAGCTATCGTGTGGACAGTGATCCTACCCTCTCGGCCCGTATCGCGCGGGCGCGTGAGATCGGCTGGGATGTGCGGGCTGAGAAGGCTGTGATGGACGCCAAGGCGGCGACCGATCCCCAGAAGGGCAAGCTGGCTTTCGATGCCGATCGCTGGTTGCTCTCGAAAATGAATAGTGCCAAATATGGCGAGCGGATGCGCAATGAGATCAGCGGGCCGAACGGTGGGCCACTGGTGATCAGCGACACCGAGCGCGCATCGAGATTGGCAAGTCTGATCAACCTCGCGGCGCAGCGCAAAGAGGATGATCAGGGTGACCTCGCATGACCAACCACCTAGCAACATCAAGGATATGACCGGCGAGCAGCATGGCAGGCTGACGGTCGAGGGCTACGCGGGCAAGGACAAGAACAATCTGGCGCTGTGGCGCTGCCGCTGCTCTTGCGGCAACATCAGCATACGACCGGGGGTTAGGCTTAGAGACGGGCGCATCCAGTCCTGCGGCTGTGCGATGGTGGCATCCAAGCTGCGCAACCTAAGCAAGCGGCCTGTAGGCGGCAGGCTGTCTCACGGCCATGCCCGCATCGGCCAAGTATCGCGCACCTACGCCACATGGCACTCGATGCTCGCCCGTTGCCACAAGCCCAAGTCGAGCGGGTTCTACAAGTATGGGGCGAAGGGCGTTACGGTGTGTAAACGCTGGCACACCTTCGCCAATTTCCTCGAGGATATGGGCGAGCGCCCGCTAGAGCGCACCATCGACAGGATCGACCCCTATGGCAACTACGAGCCCGGCAACTGCCGGTGGGCCACGATCGCCGAGCAGGCGCGAAATCGCCGATCTTCTACCCTACCTGACACGCTCCGAACTGGCTGAGATCGACCAGCTGCTGGCCCAGCAGCTGTTCTTCCCACTGCCGGGGCCGCAGACTGCTGCCTATGTCAGCGAGGCGGACATCATCGGCTTCGGCGGGGCGGCGGGAGGCGGCAAATCCTACCTCGCCGTGGGCAAGGCGCTGACCAAGCACACCCGCACCATGATCCTGCGGCGCGAGGCCACCCAGCTGGTCGGCATCATCGACGAGTTCACCGCGCTGCTGGGCAACCGCGACGGCTACAACGGCGCCGATCGCATCTGGCGGCTCGCCAACGGCAAGCAGATCGAGTTCGGCTCGACGCCTCACCTCGGCGACGAGATGCGCTATCAGGGCAGGGCGCACGATCTGCTCGTGTTCGACGAGGCGTCGAACTTCCTCGAGGCGCAGGTCCGCTTCCTGATGGGCTGGCTGCGCACCGTGGACCCCAACCAGCCGTGCCAAGCGCTGCTCAACTTCAACCCGCCCACCTCGGCGGAAGGCCGGTGGATCATCCCGTTCTTCGCGCCGTGGCTCGATCAGAAGCACCACCTCTACCCCACACCCCCCGGCGAGGTGCGCTACGCCGCGATGATCCCCGATGGACGCGGCGGGTCGGCGGACATCTGGGTCGATGGCCCTGAGACCTTCGTGCTCGAGGACGGCGAGCCCGTTTACACGTACCCGCCCAGCACCAAGCCCACCGAGATAATCACGCCGCGATCGCGCACGTTCATCCCGAGCAAGATCACCGACAACCCCTACCTCTACGGGACAGGCTACATGTCGACCTTACAAGCTCTCCCGGAACCCCTGCGATCTCAGATGCTTAACGGCGACTTCAACGCCGGGACCCAAGACGATATATGGCAAGTGATCCCGACGCTATGGATCGAGCGGGCGATGGACCGCTGGCGAAGCCCCGACATCATCCCCTTCATGCACTCGATGGGCGTCGACGTGGCTCGAGGCGGCAAGGACAACACGACGATCGCGCGGCGCCACGACAACTGGTTCGATCGCACCCTCGTCTTCCCCGGCACCGCCACCCCCAATGGGCCGAGCATCGCCGGGCTGGTGATCCAGCACCAGCGTGACCGTGCCCCCATCCACATCGACGTGATCGGGGTGGGTGCCAGCCCCTATGACTTCCTCGTCGGCGCACGCCAGCAGGTGATGGGTGTAAACGTCGCCGAGCGCGCCGTCGGCACCGACAGGTCGGGGCGGCTGAGCTTCCAGAACCTCAGATCCGAACTGTGGTGGCGGATGCGCGAGTGGCTCGACCCCGAGGCCAATAACGGCGCGGCACTGCCGCCCGAGCCCGAGCTACTCGCCGAGCTTGCCGCGCCCAAGTGGCGCCTGAGAGGCCCGATCATCGAGGTCGAGAGCCGCGAGGAGATCGTCAAGCGGACGGGCCGCAGCCCCGATCGGGCAAGCGCTGTCATCCTCGCCCTGATCGACACGCCGCGCATGGAGGACCTGCGATCAGCGAGGGGTTCGCGTATGCGGGCGCAGGGCGAGTATGATCCCTATGCGATCCAGTCCTGATGGAGCCTCCTGCATGTGTGATCCGATCTCAGCTGCGATCGTCGGCTCAGCCGTCATCGGTGCGGGGACGTCGGTCTATTCGGGCGCCAAGCAGGCCAAGGCTGCCAAGAAGGGCGCGCGTCAGGCCGAGCGGCAGGCGGCAGAGGAGCGTGCCCGGCAGACCCGCGAGAACAACCGGCTCAACCAGAAGACCCCTGACCTCGGCGTGATCAGCGGGATGAACGCGCTGCGCAATTCGTCGGGGATCGGCTCGACGATGCTGACCAGCCGCTTGGGCTCGAGCATATCGTCCGCCTTGGGCGGCGGCGTGCAGGGCCTGCTCGGCTCGACCTCGGCGCTCGGCGGATGAAGCCCGACACCTACCGCCCCGGCACTGCGGGCAAGCCCCACAAGGACCGGCTCAACGAGCGCTGGTCGGTGCTCAAGACCGAGCGCTCGACATGGTTTCCCCACTGGCAGGAGATCTCGACCGTCCTCCAGCCGAGGCTCGGCCAGTTCCTCGTCAGTGACGCGAACCGGGGCGAGAAGCGCCACAACAACATCTACGACAACACCGCGACCCGTGCCCTGCGCATCCTCTCCTCGGGGATGATGGCGGGGGTGACGAGCCCTGCGAGGCCGTGGTTCAGGCTGACCACCGCCGACCCCGAGCTTACCGAATATCACTCGGTCAAGCTGTGGCTCGCCGATGTGCGCCGCATCATGCTCGATGTGTTTGCACGCTCGAACACCTACCGGGCGCTGCAGACCTGCTACGAGGAACTGGGCTGCTTCGGCACGGCGGTCACGATCCCGCTGCCCAATTTCGACAATGTCATCCACCACTACCCCTGCACGATCGGCCAGTACGCGCTGGCGACCGACGCGGAAGGGCGGGTCAACACGCTGTTCCGCGAGCTTTCCAAGACCGTCCACGAACTGGTCGGCGAGTTCGGCTGGGACAATGTCTCGGGGACGGTGCAGAACCTCTGGAACAACGGCAACCTCGATGCATGGATACCGATCATGCACGTCATCGAGCCGCGTGCCGATCGCGATCGCACCAAGAGCGACGCCAAGAACATGCCCTATCGCAGCTGCTACTATGAGCAGGGCACGCCGCCGAACGTCTACCTGCGCGAGGGCGGCTTCAAGCGGTTCAGGCCGCTGGCGCCACGCTGGCAGACCAACGCCAACGACATCTACGGGTACAGCCCCGGCATGGAGGCGCTGGGCGATATCAAGCAGCTGCAGCACGAGCAGCTGCGCAAGGCGCAGGGCATCGACTACATGACCAAGCCGCCCTTGCAGGTGCCCTCGGCGATGAAGGGCCGCGAGATCAACCAGCTGCCCGGTGGGGTCAACTATCTCGACATCGCAGCAGCTGGAGGCCAGTCGATCGGCTCGCTGTTCGAGGTGCGGCTCGACCTCAACCACCTGCTCGCCGACATTCAGGACGTCCGCCAGCGGATCGAGAGCACCTTCTACGCCGACCTGTTCCTGATGATCGCGCAGAGTGACAAGAACATGACCGCGACCGAGGTCGCCGAGCGCCACGAGGAGAAGCTGCTGATGCTCGGGCCGGTGCTCGAGCGGCTCCACGACGAGCTTCTCTCACCGCTGGTCGGCGGCACGTTCGAGGATGCGCTGGCCGCAGGCATATTGCCGGTGCCGCCGCCCGAGATGAACGGCATGCCGGTCAGGGTCGAGTTCATATCGACCCTCGCACAGGCCCAGCGCGCAGTCTCGACGACGGCGCTCGACCGCTATGTCGGCACGCTCGGCACGGTGGCGAGCTTCAAGCCGACGGTGCTCGACAAGTTCGACGCCGACAAGTGGGCCGACGCCTATGCCGATGCATTGGGCGTCGACCCCGACCTGATCGTCTCGAGCGAGGAGGCGGCACTGGTCCGCGACCAGCGCGCACAGGCACAGCAGGCGGCAGAGCAGGCGGCGATGGTCAACCAGAGCGCCGACACGGCGCAGAAGCTCGGGGCGGTGCCGACCAAGGGGGGCACCTCGAACGCGGCGAATGACATCATGTCGCTGTTCTCGGGCTATAACAGCCCCTCTGCGGAGACCTACTGATGAGCATTCTCATCTTCGCGATCATCGTCATCATCCTCGTCGCGCTGCTCTGCTACGCGGTGTCGATGCTGCCGCTGCCGTCGCCGTTCAACATGATCATCCAGTGCCTCCTGATCGTCGTCGCGGTGGTGATCATCGCCAACCGGGCGGGGGTCATGTGATGGGGTTCGCGTGTCGTCGTTTACACGCGCTATGATGCGCGTCGAATGAGCGATCTGGACCCGTTCGACATCCGGGGCCAAGAGCAGGCGGACGAGGAGCGCAAGGCCTCGGAACGCCTCGCCGAGGCCAATGACGAGGGGGACTTCCGATGGCTCATGGCCGACCCGAGGGGCCGTCGCATCGCGCGGCGGTGGCTGTCGCAGGCCGGTGTATGGAGGGTGTCCTATGATCGTGACCCCACCGTCACCGCGTTCAACGAGGGCCAGCGGAACATGGGGCTGTGGATCTTGGATCGCGCAGCCCGGTGGACCCCGCACCAGCTGGTGCTGCTGCTAGGCAATGAGGACGATTGAATGGCGACTGCCCCTCCTGTAGCATCCCCTTCCCCCGTACCACCGGCTTCATCGGTGGCACAGGTGCCCGCTGCAGCCACTCCGTCCAGCGCCCCAGCTACGACACCGGCTGCAGCGGGTGCCACACCCGGCCTGCTTACCGATCCGCCCACTCCAGAGGGCCTCGTCACCGGCGACCCGGCACCCGACCCCAACGCCACGCCCCCCGATCCCGACGCCAACGCCGTGCCCGAGCCACCCCCCGAGGGTGCGCCTGAAGCCTATGCCGACTTCGACGCACCCGAGGGCGTGGTGCTCGATGCGACCAGCATCGACAGCTTCAAGGGCGTCGCCAAGGAACTGAACCTGCCGCAGGCCAAGGCGCAGGAGATCGTCAACCTCGGCGCAGCACTGGTGCAGCGCACCATCGACAGCCTCGTCGAGGGCTTCACCCAGACCCGCACCGAGTGGCTCACCCAGTCGAAGGCGTCGTTCGAGGCGCCAGCGCTCGCCAAGGCCAAGCTCGGCCTCGAGACCTTCGGCACCCCCGAGCTTACCAAGTTCCTCCGCGAGGAGCAGCTTGAGAACCATCCCGAGATCATCCGCCTGCTTGCGCGCGTCGGCGAGCTTGCGAGTGAAGACGGCTTTGTCGCGGCGGGATCGACCTCGCCTCGCGGCGACAAGTCGCTCGCCGAACGCATGTTCCCAGCCCATAGCAATCAGTAAGGATCGCCGCTGTGCCAGCACTCTCGACCCAAGCCGCGACCATCGCGGACATCGCCAAGCGGACCAACCCCTCGGGCGACGGCATTGCGCCGATCGTCGAGATGCTCTCGCAGACCAACGAGATCCTCACCGACATGGTGTTCATGGAGGGCAATCTGCCCACCGGCCACCGGGTGACGATCCGCACCGGGCTGCCTCGGGTCTACTGGCGCGCGATCAATCAGGGCGTGCCGCCGTCGAAGAGCACCACCGCGCAGGTCGACGAGACCGTCGGCATGCTCGAGGCGCGCAGCCATGTCGACCAGAAGCTCGCCGACCTCAACGGCAACACCGCCTCGTTCCGCCTGTCCGAGGACAGCGCCTTCCTCGAGGCGATGAACCAGCAGCAGGCCGAGACGATGTTCTACGGCAACCCCGGCGCCGATCCGCGCCAGTATCTCGGGCTCAGCCCGCGCTACTCGGACCTCGTCAACTCGCCCAACAAGATCAACATCCTCGACGCAGGCGGGCAGCAGACCGACAATACCTCGATCTGGCTGGTCGGCTGGGGCGACGGCTCGGTGTTCGGCACCTATCCCAAGGGCTCGCAGGCAGGTCTCCACCACGAGGACCTCGGGCTCGACGACGTGCAGGACGCACTCGGCGGCTGGTATCGCGCCTACAAGTCACTCTACCAGTGGGACAATGGCCTCGTCGTCAAGGACTGGCGCTACGTCGTCCGGATCGCCAACATCGATGTCTCGAACCTCGTCGGCGAGACCACGCCCGCCAACCTGATGAAGCTGATGGCGCGTGCGATCGACCATCTGCCGAGCCTCGGATCGGTGACCCCGGTGTTCTACATGAACCGCACGGTCCACTCGATGATGCGCATTCAGGCGATGACCCAGACCGGCAACGTGCTGGCGATCGAGAGCGGGCTCAACCAGTTCGGCAAGTCGCACAGCTGGACATCGTTCGACGGCATCCCGCTCCGCAGGACGGACGCCCTTCTCAACACCGAGGCGCGGGTCGTCTGAGGCCAGCCAGCAGGAGATATCATCATGGCCGTAGTTGACGCATTCACCCACATCTTCGGCAGCTTCGACGCTGCCGGGAACGTGGTCGCGCAGAACGTGTTCGGGGCGGCGACGACGATCGTGTCGGGCTCGTCGATCGACACCACCGGCGCCACCAAGCAGCTGCAGTCCGCCGACCTCGGCGAGGGCCAGCCGCTCTACCTCAACGTCACCTTCATCAACGCCGTGGTCGGCGGCACCGGGATGGACGTGCAGGTGATCTCGGCGGACGATGCCGCCCTCACCACCAACGTGACGGTGCTCGCCACCTCGGGGCCGATCGCGACGGCGGCGCTCAAGGCGGGCGCCAAGGTCTCGGTGCCGATCGGCAAGGTCGATCCGCGTACCCTGCGCCGCTATGTCGGCGGGCAGGTCGTCTCGGTGGGAACAACCACGGCTGGCTCGGTTAATGGCGGCATCGGTCCCTTCACCGGCGACCGTTCGAAGCAGCAGAACTACCAGAGCGGCTACGCCATCCTCTGATCGGCGGCGCCAAGGAGACCAACATGACCGACAAGCAGGAAGAGCAGCAGCGCATAGATGCCGAGCGTCGCAGGCAGGAAGAGCAGAAGCAGCGCGACGACGACCAGCGCCGGGCGCGCGACGCCGCGAGCGACACCCGCCCGACCGGCAAGCAGGGCGCCGATGCGCGCACCGTCGAGCCCGCCCAGCGCTACCGGGTGCTCGAGCGCTCGTTCATCAACGACCGGCTCTACGAACCCGGCGAGGAGGTCGACTATGTCGGCGATCCCTCGGCCAATCTCGAGCCGATCGGGGGCGGCGGCGAGGCGCCGCTGACCTTGGCGCGCTCGACCCGCACGGGACGCGCCGAGGACGACCTGATGCCCGCCGACGTGGTGGGCAGCGACGACGACAATGACGATGCGCGCCACCGCACCCTCGAGGGCGGCAAGGCCCGCGCCCAGACCAAGGCGAGCGAGGCCGAGAACCGGGTGCGCGACAGCGTCGATCAGGACAAGAGGGAAGAGATCCGCCGCCAGCAGGCCGAGGAGCGCCGTGAGCAGGAAGCCAAGCGCGCCAAGGCCGAGGGCAAGGAAGTCGACAAGACCAAGCCGCTGGCCTGATCACAGCATCCACGCCCCGGTCGCGCGGGTCGTGCGCTTGAGGGGGCTTCGCGCCCCCTCAATTGTTTCGGGAGCCCGCAATGGCGAATGCCGTCGACATCGTGAACATGGCGCTCAGCCACATCGGCGACGGTGCGACGGTGACCAGCATCGACCCGCCCGAGGGCAGCGCCAACGCGTCGGTGTGTGCGCGCTTCTACCCGATCGCCCGCGACGAGATCATCGAGAGCAGGGCGTGGAGCTTCGCGACGCGGCGGGTCAGCCTCGGCGTGCCGCTCGCCACCACCCCGGCGGGCTGGCAATATGCCTATGCCGCCCCCGGCGAGATGGTCCGAGCGCTCGAGGTGATGGACCTGACCCTCGGCTCGCAGCACAAGGTGCTGATCCCGTTCGACATCGAGGCAGGCGATGACGGCGCCAAGCTGGTGCTGACCAATGTCGAGGGCGCGGTGCTGCGCTACATCCACCACAGCGTCGAACCCGAGCGGTTCAGCCCGCTGTTCTCGACCGCGCTCAGCTGGCTGCTCGCGAGCTATATCGCGGGACCGATCATCAAGGGCGAGACCGGGCAGAAGATCGCCGAGAGCAGCTACAAGTTCTACATGCAGAAGATGGCCGAGGCAGCGTCGAGCGATGCCTCGGGAAGCCAGCAGCTGAACGAGCGCGACGCTCCGTGGATAAGGTCCCGCTGATGGCGAGCATACCGCCCGGCCCCGATCCCGACATCCAGCCCGACCCCGGCGAGGACCCGTCGGCGCCGTGGGGGCGGCGTGTCGACGGCAGCCCCAAGGGGCGCGGCTGGCTCGGGATGATGCGCAGGACCGACGGCACGGTCGCCTCGGAGATGAGCATCGGCGTCGGTATCAACGGCAAGGAGATCGACGTGCCGCTGATGGTGCCGACGCTCGACAAGAGCGAGGTCAAGTGGCTGCTCAACGAGCCGATCGACCAAGTCACCAAGACGGTCCCTAACAGCATCCTGCTCAAGGCTATCGACCACGCCAAGAAGCGCCTGCGCGGCGGCAACAGCCCGTTCTACGAGGGGCTCAAATAGTGGCGAACCCGAAGACGTTTACACGCAGCTTCACCGGCGGCGAGGTATCCCCCGAGTTCTTCGGGCGGATCGACGACCCCAAGTTCCAGACCGGGGTCGAGACCTGCCGCAACTTCGTCGTCAAGCCGCATGGTCCCGCTGAGAACCGCTCGGGGTTCGGCATGGTCAACCCGACCAAGTTCCCGGCCAAGTATACAAGGCTGATCCCGGCGACCTTCGCGATCGACGAGACGATGGTGATCGAGATCGGCGAGGGCTATTTCCGCGCGCACAGCATGGGCGCCACGCTGACCCCCAACACCGCCGGGTTCTGGAACCCGACCATCCCCTATGCGGTGGGCGACGTCGTGCTCGGCGGCGCCGGGGTCGCCTATTATTGCAAGGTCGCGCACACCGGCGTGTTCATCAGCGACACGACCTACTGGTACGCGATGCCCGAGAACATCTACGAGATACCCAACATCTACGCCGAGGCCGATCTGAGGACGATCAAGTACGTCCAGTCGAACGACGTCATCACCCTCACCCACCCCAATTACGAGGTCCACGAACTGCGTCGCTACGGCCCGCTCAAATGGACCTTCACCCCGGTCAGCTTCAGGCCCTCGACGCCGCCGCCGTCGGGGATCTCGGCGACCGCGACGCCTGCCACGACCACGCCGGGCACGCCGACCCAGCAGAGCTACGCGGTGACCGCCGTGATCGGCGCCGACGAGAGCAACCCCGGCATCCCGTCGGGGGCACCGGCTGGCGACTATACCGCCTCGGCGGTGATCGCGCTGATCAGCAAGGCCAACCCCGGCATGGTCTACGCCTATGGCAATGACGCCAACCCGGCGTGGCTGCAGGTCGGCCAGAAGGTATGGATCGACGGGGTCGGCGGGATGAGCCAGATCAACGGCAAGGCCTATGTCGTCAACACCGCGACCTTCGCCTATAATCCGACCAATCTGGTCTACGACTATCACGTCACCCTGAAGGACGCCGCCGGGACGGTGGTGATCGACACCACCGGCTACTCGACCTACACGGCGGGCGGCACGATCCAGAGCGCGGTCGCTGGCAGCTGCATGAACAACCTGTTCGACGACGGCGCCTACAACACGATCGCGTGGACCGCGTCGCCGACCGCCGAGCGCTACTATGTCTACAAGCAGACCAACGGCCTGTACGGCTATATCGGCCAGACCGAGGCGACCAGCTTCAAGGACGACAATATCGCTCCCGACGTGGCGAAGACCCCGCCGCGCTTCACCGACGACGTCTCGTCGGCGGGCGAGCGCCCCGGCGCGGTCGGCTATTACGAGCAGCGACGGTGCTTTGCCGGGTCGATCAACAAGCCCGCCAACTTCTGGGCGACCAAGTCGGGCACCGAGAGCAATATGTCCTCGTCGATCCCGCAGCGCGACGACGACGCGATCCGCTTCCGCATCGCGGCACGCGAGCGCAACACGATCCGCCACATCATCCCGATGAACAACCTGCTGCTGCTGACCGAGGCAGCCGAGTGGCGGGTCAACCCCGGCGACGGCGAGGTGCTCACCCCCAATGTCAGCCTCAAGCCGCAGAGCTTCATCGGCGCGGGCCACGCCACTCCCGCGATCGTCAACAACAACCTGATCTTCGCGGCAGCCAGAGGCGGGCACCTGCGCGAGCTTGCCTACAACTGGGAGGCGTCGGGCTATCTCACCGGCGATCTCAGTCTCAGGGCGACCCATATGTTCGACGACTGGGAGATCGCCGACATCGGCTATGGCAAGGCCCCGACCCCGACGATCTGGGCGGTGTCGACCTCGGGCCACCTGCTCGGCTGCACCTATGTCCCCGAGCAGGAGGTCGGCGCGTGGCATCGCCACGACACCGTCGACGGCTGGTTCGAGAGCATCGCCTGCGTGGCGGAAGGCGAGGAGGACATCCTCTACGCGGTGGTGGCGCGCGACTTCGGGGCGGGTACGCACAGCTACATCGAGCGGATGGCGCCGCGCCACCCGGTCAACCCCAACGACCTGTTCTTCGTCGACAGCGGCAAGAGCTATTCAGGGGCGCCTGCCACCGTCTTCGCAGGGCTCGGCCATCTCGAGGGGCAGGTGGTCGCGGTGATGGCCGACGGCGCCTATCTCGGCACCCAGATCGTCACCGCAGGCGCGATCACGCTCGACGAGCCTGCCTCGAAAGTCTCGGCGGGGCTGCCGATCCAAGCCGACATCAAGAGCCTGCCGCTCGCCTTCGACATTCGCGGCACCGCAGCCTATGGGCAGGGCGTCCCCAAGAATGTCAACCGGCTGTGGCTGCGCCTCTACAAGACCCGCAACGTCAAGGCAGGCCCCGCGTTCGACCGGCTGACCGAGGTCGAGCCGCGCACCGACGAGCCCCCCGGCACGCCGCCCAAGCTGCTGACCGAGGAGGTCGAGCTTCCGCTCGAGGCGGCGTGGGACCTGTACGGGCAGGTCTGCATCCGGCAGGACCTGCCGCTTCCCACCACGATCGTCTCGATCACCACCGAGTTCGCGGTCGGTGGATGACGTCGTCATCTCGATCCCCGAGCCGGGTGACGCGCACGAGCTTTTCCTCGGCCTGCGCCACGCCGACTATCGCGAGGTCGAGGCGGCGTCGGGGCCGCAGGTCGGCGACGCGGTCGAGCGCTCGGTGCGGATCTCGTCGAGCGTTTACACGGTGCGCGAGCCCAATGGCGCGATGCTCTGCATGTTCGGGACGGCACCCTTGGGGCTGCTCGCGATGAGCGGTGCGCCGTGGATGCTCGGCACCAACCTGCTCGCCCGCCACAAGCGTTCGCTTATCAAGGTCGCGAGGGCGTATTTTGACGCGATGCTCGACGACTATGCCCTCTTGATCAACTATGCCGATGCGCGTCACCGCCAGTCGCTGATGCTGCTGCGCGGGATAGGCTGCAGGATCGCCGAGGCCGAGCCGTTCGGCTATGCAGGGCTGCCGTTCCATCGGTTCTGGAAGGAGCGCGGCGATGTGTAGCTCGGCCTTTGCGTCATCGTCGGGAAGCGCTGCGGGCGGCTATGCGGTGCTCGGCGCGCAGGCGGGGGCTGCGGTCGCAGGAGCAGTCGGCGACGTGATGGCGGCATCGGGCAAGCGCTACGCGCTCAAGGCACAGGCGCGGATCGCCGAACTCAACGCCCAGTCGGGCGACGAGGCGGCAAGAGCGGTGCGCGCCAAGGGCAATTTCGAGGAGACCAAGAGCCGCCTCGCCTACGCCCAGCTGAAGTCGAAGCAGCGCGCAGCGATGGGCGCCAACAATGTCGACCTGTCGCAAGGGTCGGCGCTCGAGGCGCAGGTCACCACCGACTATCTCTCCGAGGTCGACGCCGAGAACATCCAGCGCAGCGCGGTCTACGAGGCGCATGGCTACCAGACCTTCGCGACCGGCCAGCGCATGGGGGCGACGATGGCGAAGGCCGAGGCGTCGGGGATCAGCCCGTTCATGACCGGGGTGACCAGCCTCGTCACCGGCGCTGGCAAGGTCGCGACCAGCTGGTACGCGCTCAACAAGCTCGGCGCGTTCGACAAGCCGGGCGGCACCGGCGCCCCGTCCAAGACCGGCAGCGGCTATACCGACGTGACGTGGGGCAGCCACGGCGGTGACCCGATCGGCTGGGGTGACTTCGGGCGCGGCCCGCTCGACGCCAAGCGCGGCTATGGCAAGAAATACGGGTCGAGCAGCGCCGACCTGTGGACGGTGTTCTAGGCATGGCCCGCGTCCCCACCGTCGAGAACTACCGCACCGAGCTTCCGAGCGGGCGCCAGCCGTCGCTGCCCGAGCCCGAGACCGAGGCGTTCACCGCCGGTGCCAAGACGGTGCAGGAAGGCGCACGCAACGCGGGCGTGGTGGCGAGTGCGGCGACCGAGCTTTACGCCAAGCAGCTGGACGAGGCGAACAAGACCCGCGTGCTCGCCGCGACCAACGAGGCGAGGCGCACCGCGCTCGACCTGACCTATGATCCGGACGAGGGCTATGCCCATATCAAGGGCGCGTCGGTGCTCGACCGCCCCAGCGGCAAGCCGCTCTCGGTCGAGTATGACGGCAAGCTCACCGACCGGATCAACAACATCTCGGCGGGGCTCGGCAACGACGCCCAGCGGCGCATGTTCGCCGACCAGTCGGCGCAGGTCCGCACCGCCTTCCTCGGCGATGTCGATGCCCACACCTCGCAGGAGTACAAGGTCTACCAGACCGACACGCTGAGCGACGCGATCAAGCTCAACAACCAGCAGATCGCGGCCAACCCGCGCAACACCCTGCTGCGCGAGCGGCTGCTCGCCGAGAACGACCAGCACATCACCGCGCTCAGCATGGTGACCGGGCGGCAGGGTCAGGTCGAGAGCGACAAGATCATGGCCCGCTCGCAGTCGATCGGCGCCTCGATCGAGCAGGCGATGAACGAGGACGACTGGCACACCGCCACCGCGCTGTTCGAGAAGTACGGCCCCGGCCTCGATGCCAATATCCGCAATGCCCTTCAGGGGCGGCTGGAAGAGGGCAGGAGAGCCGATCAGGCGCTCTCGGTGTTCGACAGCCTAGACGGGCGTGCCACCACCGTGACGGGCTCCGTGGTGCCCACAATGGGCGCTAGGCCGGTCGAGGGCGGGGTCAAGACCGGCGACTATGGTGATGCGCGCCCCGGCCACGTCCACGGCGGCGAGGACTGGGCGGTGCCGACCGGCTCGCCGGTGTTCGCCCAGCTGCCGGGACAGGTCTCGGCGGTGGGCCGCGACGCCAAGCAGGGCAACTTCATGCACGTCACCTATGCCGACGGGTCGGAGCACGTCTTCATGCACCTGTCCGAGCAGCTGCTCCCCAAGGGCGCCGAGGTCCAGCCGGGGCAGGTCTTCGCCAAGTCGGGCTCGACCGGCAACTCGACGGGTCCGCACCTCCACTGGGAGGTCAAGGTCAACGGCCAGCGGGTCAACCCGACCGAGTGGGCGAACTCGAACGGCAAGCCGGGGTCGAGGCCCTCGGGCCAGCGCTTCACCGGCACGACGGTCGAGCAGTATGTCAACGCCGGGATCGACGCGGCGCGGCGCGCGAACCCGAACCTCAGTGCCAAGGATGTCGATGCGATCCGGCGCGAGGGCACCGCGCGCTGGTCGCTCCACACCTCGAGCGAGCGCGAGGCGGCGAACGACGCGACCGAGGAGGCCCAGCGCTGGGTCGCCAACAACCCGCACAAGACGGTCGACCAGATGCCTGCGAACCTGCGCAACAATATTATCGCCAACGATCCCGCCGGGCTGGCGCAGGTGTACAGCTTCGCCAGCGCGATCAGGCCGAGGGCCGGGACGGCGCGCGACCCGGTCGCCGACGACATGGCCTATAACCGGGCGATCACCGATGTGCCCTATCTCAAGGGGCTGTCGAACCCCGAGTTCTACGCCGCCTATGCCGGGCACCCGCAGTTCAACTCGATCGCGCAGCGCCGCGCCCAGCTGCTCGGGCTGCTGCCGACCGGCAACGAGGCCGACCCCGGCAACCTCAATTACCCGACGATCAACGCGGTGCTCGACGCGCGGCTGGCCGAGATGGGGATCGATGACAGCGCCAAGACGAACGACAAGGACATGCAGGCACGGGCAGGGGCGATCCGCGCCGCCGTCATCAAGGAGATCGCCTTCCAGCAGCAGAGCCAGAAGGGGGTGCTCAACGACGTCGGCATCACGCAGGTGATCGACGGCTTCCTCGCGCGCAAGAACCTCGCTGGCACGCCGATGGCGGCGGTCACCTACGACGACATGGACCCCGGCACCCGCGACCAGATCGAGGCGCAGCTGGGGCCGGGCGCGACCGAGCAGCAGGTGCTCGAGCGCTACCAGTCGACGACCCGCTTCACGACGCAGATACCACCCGGCGAGAAGAGCCAGATCGTCAGCGCGCTCAAGCGGCAGTTCGGGCGCGACCCCTACACCACCGAGGTGATGTACGCCTATCGGAAGCGGCATGGCGGATAACCCCTATGACGCGATCGCCGCCGACATGGCGGCGCCGGGACCAAAGGCGCCCGGCCCCGCGCCGATGCCCGGTGCGGTCGCCCCGCCGACGGCGAACGACAATCCCTATGACGCGATCGCCGCCGACATGTTCGCGCCCCAGCGCAATGTCGCGGCGGGCACGATCGGGATGTGGGGCGGCGAGGATGCCGACAAGGCGAACCTGCGCCAGCGGCAGGCCAAGGCGCTCGGGCTGCCGGTCGAGACGGTGCGCAACCAGCAGGCCGAGGCCGACCGGCAGAGCCGGGTCCAGCAGGCGCAGCGCGATCTCGAGGGGGCGCCCAACGCGCAGCGCCACCTCGCCAAGCCCGAGAATGCCGCGATCGCCCATGACGACACCGCCAATCTCGGCATGGTCGAGCGGCTGCTCAACGGCATGGCGGCGGTCAACCCGATCGCGGGCGCGGCACTGGCGGGCCAGAAGGCGGGCGCGTGGCTGGTCGACAAGGGGCCGCAGGCGGCGCGGGACATCTACGACATGGGGCCGCAGGGCGCGCTCGGCATCGCCCAGAACTTCGGCGTCGGCGCGGTCAACCTGATCAGCGACGTGGCGCTCACCGGCGGCGCGTTCGTCACCGACCTCGCCGACTTCATCGTGCCGGTGCGCGGGGTCATGTCAGCGCTCGGCGGACCCGACGTGCCGTACAAGGACCTGCCCCTCGTCAAGGCGCGGCAGGCGGTCAGGGACTGGGCCAAGAATGCTGCGCCGCAAGGCGAGAGCATCGTCGCCAAGGGCATCTACTCGGGCGCGCAGAGCATGCCGGTGACGATCGGCGCGGCAGCGGTCAGCTTCGTGACCGGCAACCCGCAGGCAGGCGCCGCCTTCGCCGGGCTCAGCGCCGGGCTGACCGGCTACAGCGAGGCGCGCGAAGCGGGGATGGGTTTCTCGGGCGCGTTCAACAAGTCGGCGATCGACGCGGTGATCGAGTATGGGACCGAGGTCCTGCCGCAGAAGTTCCTGCTCGACGACGTGATCGGCAAGAAGGGCTGGGGCAAGGTCATCTGGGACCAGATGTGGACCGAGCAGATCGGCGAGCAGTTCGCCACTCTGGGTCAGGACTTCAACCAGTGGGTGTCGATCGACCGCAACAAGGGCAAGAGCTTCGACGACTATGCGGGCGAGATCGTCGAGCACGCGATCATCACCTCGATCGCCACCGGGGTGATGGTCGGCGGCTCGACCGCGACCAGCTATGTCGCGTCGAAGGCGATCGACCGGGCGGTGCAGCGCGATCAGGCGCGGCAGATCAGCGACGCCCAAGGCATGCTCGGCAGCCTGTTCAAGCTGGCGCAGGCGTCCGAGCTTCAGACCCGCAACCCGGCGAGCTTCGCCGAGTTCGTCGCCAGCGCCGCCGAGGGGTCGCCGGTCGAGACGGTCTATGTCAGTCGTGACACATTGGCCGAGGCGTTCGCCCAGACCAGCCTCGAGCCCGAGCAGCAGGCGGCGATCGCCCAGCTGATCGCGCCGCACGTCGCGGTCGCCGAGCAGACCGGCTCGGACGTCGCGATCCCGATCGGCGACTTCACCGCCGCGATCGCGGGCACCGGCGCCGAGACGCTGCTGCTCCCTGAACTGAGGACCGATCCGCTCGGCATGACGATGCGCGAGGCCGACACCTTCATGCAGGAGGAGGGCACTGCCTTTCGGGATGAGGTCAACGCCGCGCTCGATCGTGCCCGCACCGACGACGCGACCCGCGCCGATCTCGACGAGATCAAGGCCAATCTGCAGGGCATGCTGTCGGCGACCGGCAAGTTCACCACGCGGGCGCAGGAGGCCAAGGCCGACATGGTCGTGGCGATGTACGCGACGATGGCCGAGCGCGCCGGGATCACCGCCAAGGAACTCTATGCGCGGATGCCGCTGACCGTCCAGCGCGCCGCCGATGCCCAGTCGCAGCCGATGCACGCGCGGTTCGGCCAGAACGCGCCGCGCCCGCCGATACCGCCGTCCGAGCGGATGACCCCCGAGGACGTGGTGCGCGAGCTTGGACGGCTGTCCAACGAGGCGGTGCCGGGGGGCCACCCCAATTCGCCGCACCTCGGCCTGCAGGGCGGCAGCTTCCCCGGCCTCGGCACGATCACGATGGACGAGGACGGCAATGTCGTCCTGACCCGCGTCGCCGACGACGACCAGCACCTTACCAAATATGGCGAGGTCACCGACGAGCGGCCCTTCGACTTTGCCGAACTGATGCGGACCTCGCTCCACCACGGCGGCGGGCGGGGCGTCCCGACCTCGGGGCTCACCAGCTGGACCGAGCAGTTCCGCAGCACCCGACCGGGGGTGGTCGGCACCTTCCGCATCCCGCCGCGCGAACTGCTCGACCTCGTCCGCAACGGCGAGGCGATCATCGGCAACCTCGGCGAGGGCGAGATCGTGCTCAGCCCCGACGCCGCCGCGCGCTACCTGACCGAGATCGACGGCAAGGCGGTGCGCCGGGTGCCCGACCGCACCGGCGTCGAGACCGGCGTCGACATGCCAACCAGCCTCGCCGAGGCGGTGCAGCTGGCGACGGCGGGCAGCTTCAAGACCGGGCGCGACCTCAAGGTGGCGCTGCAGGAGATGAGCCTTGCAGCGCAGCGCGCGGCGGGGATCGACCTGACCACGCTCGATCCCGAGAATATCGACCGGCTCGCCGACTTCCTGTTCGAGGACGCGGTCGAGGCGGTGCAGGACAATTCGAACGCGATCGGCTGGTACGACCGGGCGGTGACCGCCGCGAAGAACGAACTGCAGCGGCTGCACCCCGAGCTTGTCCCCGGCAGCGAGGCCGAGTTCGCCTTCACATGGGCGCTCGCGGTGACCTCCAACGGGCTGAAGGTGAACAAGAACTTCGAACTGGCGAACACCGCCTACGAGGCGTGGAAGGCGGGCAACGGCAACTTCCCCGAGGACATCGGGATCGGCGAGGCGGCGCAGAAGATCAACGAGGGGCTCGGCCTGTACATCGAGATGATCGAGCATTTCGGATCGTGGCAGGCGCTGCGCGACTTCATGGTCTCGCAGCACACGGTGCGCGACATCGAGAAGATGTCGGGGCTCAAGGTGTCGGGCGAGGGCAAGAACACGATCGTGCGCGGCGCCGCGATCCTCGGACCCAAGATCGGCAACGGCTTCTTCTCGAACCTCTACGGGCATTTCGACGGGCTGACGATGGACCGCTGGCTGGTCCGCTCGGTGGGCCGCTGGCGCGGCACGCTGATCGAGCGCAACGAGGAGATGATCGGCACCAAGCGCGGCCAGATCAAGGCGCACATCGCGACCTTGACCCCTGCCGAGCGCAACATATTGCGCAAGATGTTCGAGGGCAGCGAGGTCAAGCTCGGCTCGCGGATGACCGCCGCCGAGGTCGACGCGCTCGCGGTCGAGACCGCCAAGCGCTCGCAGGACAAGGGCTGGCGCGCGGCGATCAACAAGCTCGAGGGCGGCGAGACGATGCGGACGCTCGGCAACGGGCTTGCCAAATATCTCGACGGTCAGGTCGAGCAGCCCGCCGGTGCCAACGAGCGCGCCTTCCTGCGCAAGGTGTTTACACGCGGCCTCGAGAAGCTGCGCCAGCAGCCGGGCATGGAAAGCCTGACGATGGCTGACCTTCAGGCGCTGATCTGGTATCCCGAGAAGCTGCTCTACGAGGCGGCGAAGAAACCCGAGGGCGAGGGGGTCCCACCCTATGAAGACGACGAAGCCCCAGATTACGCCAACGCTGCGCGACGACTTGTCGACAATCGACTGGGACCTGCTGGACGCGGAGGACCAGACGTGGGAGGCGCAGGGCGAACAGGACCTGCTGGTGGCACAACGGATGGCGGCGAGACGCTCGCGCAGGGCGCGACCGGCGCAGCCCAAACCGGCACCCGAGGAGCCGCCACGGGTCAAACCGACAGCCCCGAGTTCAAGGCGTGGTTCGGCAACTCCAAGGTCACCGACGACCAAGGCCAGCCCCTCGTCGTCTACCACGGCTCCCTCGCCGACTTCAGCGAGTTCAACCCCAACAGCCACTTCGGAACCGCCGAGCAGGCCGCAATACGGGTAGAGGGCAAGGCCGGGCTGTCCGACGCCTTCCGCACCGGGCGCGAACCCCGCGCCGCTGATCAGACCCCCGTCACCTACCCGGTCTATCTCAGCATCCAGAACCCGATGCGGGTCCGCGACTTCCTCGAGGACGAGGACCACCGCTGGCGCGAGGTGGTGGCGCAGGCCAAGGCGGCGGGGCACGACGGGCTGGTCTACAAGAATATCGGCGAGGTCGGCCCCGACGGCGAGGCGACCGACAGCTATGTCGCGTTCTACCCCGAGCAGATCAAATCGGCGATCGCCAACACCGGCGCGTTCAGCCCGACCAATCCCGACATCCTCTATCAGGAGGCGACCGGGTTCTTCTCGCCGCTCGAGCGCGCGATCGAGAGCCACCCCGCCGAGGCGATGACCGGCGCGCAGTGGAGTGCTGCGATCCTCGAACCGGGCACTACCCGCAAGGTCGCGATCCGCGACGAGATCGAGGAGCCGGGCTTCGACAAGGAGGGCAACCCCAAGATCAAGCGGCGGCAGGTCCCCAAGCTCGACGAGCAGGGCCAGCCGATGTTCGAGACCAAGCAGGTCCAGCCGCGCCCGCTGCTGCCCGGCGTCAAGATCGACGAGATCACCAGCATGGGCCTGCTCGAGTGGCTCGAGGGCATGGGCGATACCGTCGTCCAGCGCGACGAGCTTCTCGCCTTCGTCCGCGAAGGCGGCGTGCAGGTCCACGAGGTTATGCTCGGCGGGGTCCGCGAGGACACGATCAGCGAGCGGGTCTGGGAGCTTCAGGACGAGTGGGTCGCCCAGCAGATGGAGGACTGGGAGTTCGACGACAGCTTCGTCCCCTACCCGAGGGTGGTCGAGGTGCCCGCCGAGGAGGACGGGGGCCAGACCTACTGGAAGGTCGAGGGCAGCTTCGACCTGTTCGACAGCGAGGAGGCGGCGCGCGAGCAGGCCGACGCCGATCATGAGGCGAACGTCGAGGCCGAGGAGGAGGAGGCTCGGCGGTCAGCCGAGGAGGATCACCGTGACGACGTCCCCGACTTCTACGATCAGGCCACCGAGGAGCTTGGCGGCGCGGTCAAGTTCTCCGGCTGGACCCTCGAGGAGGGCTTCCAGACCGGCTATCGCGAACTGCTGCTGACCCTGCCCGAGGGGGTGGGCGGCAACCCCGAGACCGCCTTCTACCACCCCAACCATTACAACGACCAGCCGGTGATCGCGCATATCCGCTTCAACCTGCGCAAGACCCCCGATGGCCGCGACGTCATGTTCATCGAGGAGATCCAGTCGGACTGGCACCAGCGCGGGCTCAAGAAGGGCTACAATACCGGGCGCACCGCCGAGGAGCAGGCGCGCTACGAGCAGCTTGAGGCAATGTGGCCCGAGGTGCAGGCCAACGTGCAGGCCAAGGCACAGGATTTGGTCAAGGCGTGGCTCGACGCGGGCGCCCCCGGCGCGATGCCGGGCGAGGCCGAGCGCTATGCGCGCAACCTCGAGTACGACATCGCGGCGACCATGCCGGGGGTGTTCAACGAGAAGGCCGAGAGTATCGACCGTAACCTGATGGCTGACCGGGGCGGGGTGACCTACGCGGCGGTTGTCGACGAGGTCCGCGCCTATCGCGAGGCGGTCGGCTACCGCGCCGACGTCATCAACGATCTCAGCGAGATGCGCCAGAAGGAGCAGGACCTCATCCCCGACGCGCCGTTCAAGGCGTCGTGGCCGACCCTCGCGATGAAGCGCGCGATCCGCTGGGCGGCGGACAACGGCATCGAGACGGTGGCGTGGACGACCGGCGCGCAGCAGGCCAAGCGCTACGGGCTGAGCCGTGCGGTCGGCTCGATCAGCGCCGAGCAGCGCGACGACGGGCGCTACCGGGTCCAGTTCGGCAACCAGTACGCGACCGACTTCGTGATCGACCAAGGCTTCGCCGAGCGGGTGCCGACCAGCGTCTCGTTCATCTCGGATCTCGTGATGAGCGCCGACCAGCTGGAGAAGGCGTTCGGACCCGAGGTCGCCAAGCGGGTCGTCGAGGGGGTTGCCGAGACGTCCAGCGATCCGGCCAAGCGCGAGACCGCGCTGCGCGAGGCGACCGAGATGCTCGACGCGGCGATCATCGCCAAGGACACCTACCGCGCCGACCTCGAGCGGGCGTGGATCAAGCAGGAGATGGCGAAGGGGGACGAGACCTTAAGCGTCATCGAGAACACGGCGAGTGGCAGGAGCATCGTCAACCTCGCCACCGACCTCGGCTACCATGCCGGTGCCACCGTCGCCGAATATACCGACCTCGAGGGCGAGGTGTTCGAGGCCCGCGCACGGGTCAACGACGCGCGCAAGGGCGCACCGTTCGTGCTCGCCGACGAGGGGCTCGAGATCGGCGGGCAGGGGATGCGCGGCTTCTACGACCGCAACCTCGTCAACATGGCGAACAACCTGCTCAAGCCGCACGGCGCCAAGGTCGAGATGCTCAAGGTCGAGGGGCTCGACCCGGCGCAGCAGAGCCCCGAGGACGTCGCCGCCTACAAGGCGGCAGCCGAGACCGCGAAGACCACCCGGCGGATGCTGCTGCCGCTCGACATATCGCTCAGCCCGTCGCTGTTCGAGGAGAGCTACGCCGAGGCGCTGCTCAAGGCCGAGGAGGATGTCGAGCGGATCAAGGACTATATGGGCACCGAGACCGAGAACGTCTCGTCGTGGGCCGGGCTGCTCGAGAAGGCGCAGGACAAGCTCTACCTGATCAGCGACAAGGAGACGATCAAGTCGGCGGTCGACATGCACTATGCCGCGACGCAGACGATGGACGAGATCGAGAGCCGCGAGGTCACCAGCCCCGGCTTCACGATCCCGCCCAGTCTCAAGACGCAGGCGCAGCAGGGTTTCGCCCTGTTCCAGAACCCCGCCCGCGCGCTCGGCTCGTTCCAGCCGTCGACCAACCTCATCACCCTGTTCGACGGGACCAACCTCTCGACCTTCCTCCACGAGAGCGGGCACTTCTTCCTCGAGGTGCTGCGCACATTGGCCGAGGACCCCAACGCGCCGCAGCAGATCAAGGACGACTGGGCGGCGGCGCTCAAATGGTTCGGGGTTACAGCCGACGAGTGGCGCGGCTTCACCCTCAACGAGCAGCGGCCCTATCACGAGAAGTGGGCGCGCTCGTTCGAGGCCTATCTCTACCGGGGCAAGGCGCCGTCGCTCGAGACGCAGCGGCTGTTCACCACCTTCCGGGGCTGGCTCGTCTCGATCTACAAGCGGGTCCGTGCGATCGGCCACGTCCCGCCCAAGACGATCCGGGGGGTGTTCGACCGGATGCTCGCGACCGACGACGCGATCGCGACGATGGAGGCGCAGCGCTCGATGCTGCCGCTGTTCGAGACGCAGGCCAAGGCCGGGATCGACCCGCTCGCTTGGGCCGAGTACCAGCGCCAGCACCGCGACGCGACCGACGACGCGGTGCGCGAACTCGACGCGCGCTCGCAGACCGACATGCGCTGGGTCGACAATGTGTTCGGGCGCGAACTCAACAAGCTCAAGAAGCTCGCCAAGATCTACCGCAAGGAGATCCGCGCGCAGGTCGCCGACGAGGTCGCGCACGAGCCGGTCTATGCCGCGCGCCTCTACATGACGCGCGGCGAGCTTGAGGGCCAGCCGGTCGAGGGGCCGACCAAGATCTCGATCCCCGAACTCGAGGCGCTCTACGGCGAGGACACGGCGGCGGTCGAGGTGGTCAAGCGGGCGCTCGGCTATGGCAAGTACGGCATGCTCTCGAGGGACAATGGCCTCCACCCCGAGCAGGTCGCCGAACTGTTCGGCTTCACCTCGGCGGATCATTTGATCCGCTCGGTGATGGAGGCCGAGGAGATGGGTGCCAAGATCGATGGGCTGACCGAGCAGCGCATGCTCGAGCAGCACGGCGAACTGGTCGGCGACGAGGCGCTGCGCAAGGCGGCAGCCGCCGCCGTCCACAACGAGGCGAGGAGCCGGTTCGTTGCGACCGAGTTGAACATGCTGTCGAAGCTCGCGGGCAAGCCCAAGACCTTGGCGACGGCGGCGAAGAACTTCGCCCGCGAGACGATCGGGCGGCTGAAGGTGCGCAACCTGACGCCCTCGACCTACGAGGCGGCAGCAGCGCGGGCGGCGAAGGAGGCAGCGCGCCTCGTCCGCGAGAACAAGCTGGTCGAGGCGGCGGTCGAGAAGCGCAACCAGCTGATCAACCTCGAGATGGCACGCGCCGCTCACCGCACCCGCGAGCAGGTCGAGCGCAAGGTCGCAAGCCTGCGGCGGCTGAGCCGACCGGGTGCTGCCAAGACGATCGACGGCAAGGCGCTCGAGCAGATCTGGACCCTGCTCGAGGCGGTCGACCTGCGGCGCTCGACGACCTTGCGCTCGATCGACAGCGCGAACAGCCTCGCGACATGGATCGAGGCGCAGCGCGCGATGGGGCTCGAGCCGGTGATCACCCCCGAGATGGCGGCGGCGCTCGGGCGCGGCACCAGCTACAAGGAGATGACGGTCGACGAACTGATGGGGCTGGTCGACGCGATCGAGAATATCGTCCACCTCGGCAAGCTCAAGAAGAAGCTGCTCACCGCCAAGAAGAACCGCGAGATCGCGATCGCGGTCGCCGCGATCGCCGACACGGTCGAGGCCAACGCGGTCAGCGAGCGCGGCGTCCGCCTCGAGGGTCCGCGCACGACATGGCAGAGGGCGACGAAGGGCTGGTACGAGTTCCTCGCGATGCACCGCAAGTTCGCCTCGCTGATCCGCCAGATGGACGGCTTCAAGGACGGCGGGGTGATCTGGGAATATCTCGTCCGTCCCGCCAATGCGGCGGGCGACAAGGAGGCGACGATGCGCGCCGAGGCCACCGCGCGCCTCGCCGAGATCCTCAAGCCGGTCATCACCAAGAAGGTCACCACGATCGGCAAGACCCCGATCAACCAGCATGTCTTCATCCCCGAGATCGGCGGGTCGCTGTCGCTCGAGGGGCGCATCGCGATCGCGCTCAACATGGGCAATTCGACCAATCGCCTCCGCGTCCTCGAGGGTGACGGCTGGACGCAGGCGCAGCTGGACGCGGTGCTCGCCACCCTGACCGCCGAGCATTGGGGGATCGTCCAGCAGGTGTGGGATTATGTCGGCAGCTACTGGCCGCAGATCGCGTCCAAGGAGCAGAGGGTCACCGGGCTCACCCCCGAGCAGGTCGCCGCCGAGCCGTTCACCGTGACCACGGCGGATGGTGTGACGATCGACATGACCGGCGGCTACTACCCGATCAAATATGACCCGAGCCGGTCGACCCGCGCCGAGGCCGACAATGCCGCCGACATCGCCAGCCAGATGATGCGCGGGCTCTACTCGCGGGCGACCACCCGGCGGGGCCACACCAAGGAGCGCGTCGCCTCGGTCAAGCGCCCGGTGCGCAAGGACCTCGGCGTCGTCTTCCAGCATCTGACCGAGGTGATCCACGATCTCGCGTGGCACGAATATCTGATCGACGCCAACCGGCTGCTCGGCCACGCCAAGGTCGATGCGGCGATCCGGCAATATTACGGACCCGAGGTGCTCAAGGCGCTGACCAGCGCGGTCACCGACATGGCGGCGGGCGAGGTCCCTGCGGCAAACAGCTGGGAGCGCGGGGTCAACTACCTGCGCACCGGGATGACCGTCGCCGGGATGGGGTGGTCGCTGTCGACCGCGCTGCTCCAGCCGCTCGGCCTGACCCAGTCGGTCAAGCGGATCGGGCTCAAGTGGGTGGCGCGCGGCATGACCCGCTGGGGCAGCGACGCGCAGGGCATGGAGCGCGGGCTCAAGTGGATACACGAGCAGTCGCCGTTCATGGCGACCCGCGCCCAGACGATGCAGCGCGAGATCAGCGAGATCCAGAACCAGATCACCAAGCAGGGCGGGACGATCTCGACGCTGCAGGGCACCTTCTTCTCGATGATCCAGAAGACCCAGATGGTCGCCGACATCCCGACATGGGTGGGCCAGTACGAGAAGTCGATCGACGCGGGCGAGCAGCACGACCGCGCTGTCGCGATCGCCGATCAGGCGGTGATCGACGCGCAGGGCGGCGGCGGGATCAAGGACCTCGCCGCGATCCAGCGCGGAGGGCCGCTGCAGAAGCTGTGGACGAACTTCTATTCCTACTTCTCGACGACCTACAACCTCGCCGCCGAGAGCGTCGGCGAGGCGCGGCTGACCGGCAACAAGTCGAAGCTGGCGGTCGACGCCTTCCTGCTGTTCCTGCTGCCCACGCTGCTCGGCTACATCATCCGCTCGGGATTGAAGGGCGACATCCCCGACGATCCCGAGGAGCTTGCCAAGGCGCTCGGGCTCGAGGGGGTCGGCTACCTGTTCGCGACGATGGTCGGCCTGCGCGACGTCGGCGGCGCGATCACCTATGGCAGCGACGCTCCTGCCGGGATGGGGGCGCTCGGCAAGGTTTCCAAGTTCGCCAAGCAGGTCAAGCAGGGCGAGGTCGACGCGGCGCTGCTGCGCTCGGCCAACCAGCTGGCAGGCACGCTGTTTCACTATCCGGCATCGCAGGTCCAGCGCACCGTCGAGGGTGCCTATGCGCTTGCCAAGGGCAAGACCAAGAACCCCGTGGCGCTGTTCCTCGGGCCGAGCCAAGAGGCAAGGACCAAGTAGCGGGTTCGCGTGTCAACGACCGGGAGGTGTAAACGAGGCCATGCCGATCTCCACCCTTCACCGCGTGTCGGGACCCTATGCCGGGACCGGCGCCTCGATGGGGCCGTTCGCCTTCAGCTACAAGGTGTTCAAGCCGAGCGACGTCGACATCGTCGTCACCGATGCCAGCGGCACCGAGACCACCGTGCCGGTCGGCGACTATAGCGTCACCCTCAACGCCAATCAGGAGGCGACGCCGGGCGGCTCGGTGATGCTCGACGCGGCGCTGGCGGTCGGGCTCAACCTCACCATCGTCAGCGACATCCCGGCGACGCAGGAGATCAACTTCATCAACCAAGGGCGCTACCGCCCCGACCTGATGAACCAAGGCCTCGACAAGCTGACCGCGCTGATCCAGCAGCTTGACCACGGCTTCAGCGACTTGGAGGACAGGGCGATACAGGTCCCGCCCGGCGAGACGGTCGACGACCTGCCGCCTGCCAGCGAGCGCATCCACGGCATCCTCGGCTTCGACGAGAATGGCGATCCGATCATCCTCCCGCCGGGTACGGTCACGGCGGTGCCCGCCGTGCTGCAGCGCCGCGAGATCATCGCCGTCGCCGGGCAGACCAGCTTCCAGACCAATTCGACCTACACGGTCGGCTTCGTCAGCGTCCACCTCAACGGCGTGCTGCTGTCGATGCAGGAGTTCACCGCGACCGATGGCCGCAACGTCGTCATCTTCAAGCCGTGCCGGGCGGGCGACGTCGTCCTGCTCGAGAGCTTCTTCGGGGCGGGCACCCCGACCTACGAGAGCGTGGTCCAGCGGCTCGAGGCGACCGCGACGGCGGGGCAGACGGTCTTCCAGACCGTGATGAACTACACGGTCGGCTATGTCGGCGTGTTCCTCAACGGGGTGAGGCTGTCCGAGCAGGAGTTCACCGCGACCGACGGCGTCAGCGTCGTGCTCGACGAGCCGTGCGCGCTGGGCGACATCGTCCTGATCGAGGGCTTCCTCGGCTCGAGCACGGGCAACAGCGCGGCAAGCAGCGCCTTCATTCAGGCGGGCGCGGGGGCGGTTCAGCGCACCTCGCAGAACAAGATGCGCGAGTGGATCAGCGTCGAGGATTTCGGCGCGGTCTGCGACGGCATCACCGATGACACGGCTGCGGTTCAGGCCGCGATCAGCGCCGCCTATAATCGCTGGGCGGTGCTGCGCTATCCGCTGGCGATCCGGCATGGCCCGGTCACGGTGCCCGCCAATGTCGCGATCGTCGGGGTCGGCGGCAAGTCGCGGATCACCGCCGCTGCGGGCAACTATAATCTGTTCACCGTCGTCGGCTCCGACGTCACGTTCGAGAACCTGTGGATCGAGGACAGTCTCAAGACCGGCGGCTGGGACTTCGTGCTGGCCTGCGGCACGAGCACGCTCGAGCGGATCGCGCTCACCAACATCAACACTTGGAACAGCTTCGGGCTGATCTCCGACAGCGGCAGCGGCGCCAACGGCATCCACATCACCACCCGCTTCAGGTCGATACAGGCGCGACAGCATCGCGGCCAAGGCGTCAGCATGACCCGGCTGTTCGCCTTCTCGTTCTGGAACGAGGTGGTGATCGACTATGTCAACAGCGCATCGGCCAATGTCGGCGCCTTCGTGTTCGATCTCGGCGGGCTCGGCCCGGCGGCAGGCGGGCTGATCATGCGCGATTGCGATGTGCTTGGCCGCAACGACGTCGAGAATAATCCCCTCCAGAACGCCTTCAACATCCGCAACACGGCGGCGGTGTGGCTGTTCGGCTGCCGCGCCGACACCTGCGGCGGCTTCGGGCTGCTGCTCTACAACGTCAACCAGTTCGAGGCGGTCGCCTTCTCGGCGGGGCTTTGCAACAATGTCGGCATCTACTGCGAGAACGTGACCAACAGCCTGTTCGTCAACACGCGCGTGTTCGGGCGAAACTTCCTCACCAACAAGGCGGCTAACGCCGACGGCATCGCGCTCTCGACGGGCTGCGCCACCCTCGTCTTCAACGGCGGGTTCATCCGCGACTGCACCGGGCACGGCTTCAACAAGAACGCCATTCAGGCCGGGCTGGTGAAGCTCAACGACTTCGTGCTCTCCAGCTGTCTTGGCTATGGCTTGCGAAGCGCTGGCAACAGCGCGCTGCTGACGCTGGGCTGCACCTTCAATGCCAACACGGCGGGCAATTATACCATTGGGGGTAGCTTCGATTTCATCATGGCTTCACAGCTGACGTCGGGCGCCGTGATCACGTCGGTCGGTCCCGGCCCGGTGTCGGGGTAGCGATATGACTTATTTTTACAGCAAGACGACCGGTCGGGTTCATCGCGACGACGATGCGCCGGATGACGCGGTAGAGCTACCCGATGCCGCGCGTGCGGCGGCGTTCCTCTACGCGCAGGCGCGGGGGTTCGAACTTGATCTGGCCGTGGTCGAGGCGGAAACCCGCAGGGAGGACGCGCGATGAACCCCTTCGATCTCTCGCAGCACGTCGCCCGCTCGCCGGTCAACGTCGTCGACTGGCCCTATGACGCGACAGCGGACGGGGCGATCGATGATACCGCCGCCTTCCAGACGGCGATCAACGCGCTCGCGCCCACTGGCGGGGTCGTCGTCGTCCCCGGCGCGGGCGATTATGATCTGGCCGTGGGCGGCTTGGGCTTCGCGGCGAAGCGGGTGCGCTGGGAATTGCCGCAAGGTGCCACGATCAACGGCGCGACCTTTGCCGAGATCCCCGGCGAATGGGTGCGGCCCGAGGCGACGGTGTGGTTCGTGGCAGGCGGCGATGCCGCCGCGTTCCAGATCGGCCTCAACTACAGGACGCTGTTGCAGGCAGGCGCGCTCGGGCATTTCGAGGCGGCGCATGTCGAATGCGACGCACGTGCCTACGGCACCGGCGGCAAGTTCATCGTCGGGCTCAACGCGATCGGCAACACCTCGTCGAACGGCAATGTCTTCGGGGTCAACGCGGTGGGCGCGGCGCAAGCGGCAGCAGCTGCGGGGACCGAGGTGTCGGGTGCCGAGGTCAACACCGATGTCCGGTGCGCGGCGGTGGTCCGCAAGACCGGCCTGCAGATCGTCGACATCTCGACCTCGATCGGGGTTGGCTCGGTCCACGATGCGGCGATCTGGATCGCCAAGCAGGGCGCCGGAGCGGCGGGCTACAAGAACGGCGTGCAGATCGGCGCTGGCACCGACGCCGACTTTCCTCTCTCAGCCGGTGCGGCGCTACTCCACGGCAGCATCGCGACGCTGGGGGCCAAGACGATCGGCTATGGCTTCCGCGCTGGCTATCTCAGCTACAGCAACGCGGCGGTCCAGTTGCAGGCCAACGCGCCGGGGCATGTGATCGGATGGGCCGCGGGCGCTGGCAGCGGGTTAGGCGCAGGCATGGTCGCCTCGATCTGTACCGTCGACAATGGCGGCGCGGTGATCTTCAACGCGGGCGGGATCGTGTTCCAAGCCAACACGATGGGCGGCGGCGCCCGGTTCACGGGGCTCGAGCTTGTCAGCGACGGCACCAATCCGGTGAAGATCGTGGCCGGGGGATTGGCGCGTCAGGTACAGGTCGGCGCGGTCGACAGCGGCGGGTCGGGCTTCCGCATGTTGCGGGTGGCGAACTGATGGCGCTGCTGATCGACAGCGCCTCGACATATCTTGCCCAGATGATCGGGCAGATGGTGCTCGAGAAGGCAGAGATGATGGCGCGCATCGACAAGCTGGAAGCTGACGGCGAGCAGGTCAAGGCGGACGCGGCGAAGCGCGACGAGGTGATGGCACCGTTGCTCGACTGTATCCGCTCGGGTCAGGTCAGCGCCGAGCAGCTTGCCGAGCATATGAAGGACCCGGTCTTCGCGGCCTATTATCGCCAGAGCCCCGAGAGGACACCACGATGAAGCCTTTCAATCTCGGGCAGCACCTGACCCGCAACGAGGTCAACGTCATCGACTATGGCGCCAAGGGCGACGGCGTCACCGACGACCGGGCGGCGATACAGGCGGCGCTCAACAGCGGCGCCGACCGGGTGATCCTGCCCGAGCCGCGCGGGGCGGCGACCAGCTACAAGACCTCGGGCACGCTCGTCGTGCCCGATCATGTCAGCCTCCAAGGAGCCAACACCTCGGGCACGCTGATCCGATGCACCGCGCTCAATGTCCCGATCCTCGTGGCGGCGAACGTCCAGCGGGTGCAGATCAGCAACCTGCGGCTCGGCTATGCGGGCACGCCGGTGGCGGGCGCCGACGGCATCCTGCTCGACACCGCGTTCTTCTGCGACCTGCGCGACATCTGGTGCGAGGACGTCTGGAACGGCATCCGCATCACCAACGCGGCGGGCGGGTCGAGCGGCAACCATTCGATTATCGGCTACCGTGCTTTCAGCTACAAGCGCTCGGCGCTGCTTGTGGAAAACGCGCTCGACATCAACCTTACACAATTCCGGTTTCACGCGACCGACAGCATCAACGGCGCCGACGCGGCTATCTCGCTGATCGGCGGGGTCGAGGGGTTCACCGCGAGCCAAGGCGATATCACCCTCGGGCTGGGCCATTCGATCGCTACGGCGGGCAATGCGGGCAGCGTGCTGCGCGGGCAGTCGCCGTGGTACAACAAGTTCTCACAGGTCTTCTGCGACAGTTCGAAGGGTGCGCCGTTGTTCCTGCGCCAGTCCTCGCACACCAGCTTCACCGACTGCTGGTTCTCGAGCGGCGGGCATGACGAGGCGGTCGGCTATGCCTCCGCGCTCAATGTCGCCGGGGTCGATATGTCACAGTGCAGCCACACCAAGTTCCTCGGTGGCGAGTTCTACAACAACGGCAACACCGGCGCGCTGGTCTACAATGACAACAAGTTCACGCTGTTCGAAGGCGTCAGTATAAAGCGCAACCATTTCAGCCGCACATCGGACGGCTGGGGGCTGACCTTCTTGCAGCCGGGCACCGACTTCATGGTGCGCAACTGCCTGTTCCAGCGCGATCCTGACACCACCACCTACCGCCAGCTGGGCTCGGCCTATGTCGATCCCGGCGCCTCGGATCGCTACAACATATCGGACAACCTGCTCGGCGGCTGCACCGTCCCGAGCGACGGCGGCTCGGGCGTCAACAAGCGGGTGGCGAACAATTATTGAGGACCGGACAATGCCCGACGACAAGGATCGGAGCCGCGACATCGGCACCTTCTACGCCAAGCGGAGAGCTGCCGCGCTGGCCGACCGGGTGGACCCGCGCGACACGACACCGCCCGAGCCCGCGCCGAAGCGCAAGGCCGCGCCGAAGGCCAAGGCCAAGCCCCGTTCAACCAAGGAGTAGCACCGTGCCAGCACAGACCTTCAACCTCACCGGCTCGGGCACCAGCGCCGCGATCGTGATCGGCGCGGGCGAGAAGCTGCGCGTGCGCTTCTCCTCGACCACCGGCTCCCCGGCCTTCACCCTCGCCATCGTCGCCAACGGTGTCACCAGCCTCGTGCCGGTCGGCGAGACCGACGGCTGGATCTCGTTGGGGGTGCTGAGCGGGGACAGCGTCAGCCTGCGGATGAACGGCATGCGCCCGACCGACACGGCGGTCGGGGTGCTCGAGAGCGGGACGTGAAGAACTTCGGCTACCCGTTCGGGCGCCGCATCGGGCTGCCGTTCGCCGCCGGGTTCGGCGAGTGGCCGATCTGGAAACCCGGCGTCGCGCCGCCCGCGCTCCCCGCCGCCGCGCTCGACATCGGCTTCACCGGCTCGGAGGTACTGGACGCGCGGATCACCGCCTCGGGCGGCGCCAACGCGACGCGTGTAAACGCATCGGGGGTGCTGGTCACGGCGGTGACGCCGCGCTTCGACTACGACCCGGCGACCTTGGCGCCGCTCGGCGTCTATGTCGAGGGCGCGGGCACCAACATCCAGATCCAGAGCAACGGCTTCGCCGCAGCGCCGTGGGTGCCGACCGACAGCATCGTCACGGCGGCGGCGACCGCATCGCCCGACGGCACGGTCAACGCCGCGCAGGTCACCGAGGGGTCGGCGGGCACCGCGCTCTTGGTCAACACCCAGCTGACCGTGACCTCGGGCATGATCTACAGCGTGTCGCGCTACTTCAAGTACAACAACTGCCGCTACATCTGCATGGCGGTTACCAACCCCAGCCTCGCCAATGGCTGCCAGATCTGGTTCGACATCCAGAACGGCACGGTCGGCGCGAGCCAAGGGCTCGGCACCGGCACCAACGTGCTCGGGCGGATCTACCCGGCGGGCAACGGCTGGTATCGCTGCGTCGTCACGGTGATCATGGGCGCCATCACCGGCATGCTGGTGCGGACCTTCTCGGCCAACGCCGACTTCAGCCTCGTCAGGGTCAACGGCGCCGCCTACTATATGTACGGCGCGCAGGTCGAGCAGTCGGCGGTGCCGACCTCGTACATCCCGACGGTGGCAGCGGCGGTGTCGCGCACCGCCGACGGGCTGATCATGACGGGCACCAACTTCTCGGCTTGGTACAATGCCGCGACCGGCTCGATCGTCGTCGACCATGATCTCAACGGGTTCGGCGCGGTCAACAACCCGCTGATGTCGATCGACGACGCCACGGCGAACAACAAGATCACGCTGGCACGGGTGACGCCGGGGCTGGGCAGCCTCGCGGTCACGACGGCGAGCGTCGCGCAGGTCGCGCACAACACCGCCAACGCCGCACTGGCGACGACGGTGTCCAAGGTCGCGGCGGCGTGGGCGGCGAATGATTTCTCGCTCGTCCTGAACGGCGGGGTGCCAGCGCTCGACGCGGTCGGCACGATCCCGACGGTGACCCAGATGCGGCTCGGGGGCGTTACACCCGTGGCGGCATATCTCAATGGTCATCTGCGTCGGATACGCTACTGGAACACCCGCCTCACCGACGCTCAGCTGCAGCAGGCCAGCGGCTAGCCCACCACAAGGAGAGTGACATGGACCAGAAGAACCAACCGCCCGGTGAAGACCGCCGGGAAGATCGCCGCGATCGCAGCGAGGACCGCCGCGAGGACCGCAAGCCGGGTCAGCCCGGTCGTCCTGATCAGGGCCTGCCGGGCGAACAGCCCGACATCGACAACGAGCTACCGGGTGACCAGCCGGGGATCGACAACACCCTTCCGGGTCAGCCCGGTCGTCCCGACAACACGCTGCCGGGCAGCCAGCCGGGGATCGACAACACGCTGCCGGGCGGCGGGCTCAACCCGAACGTCAACCCGGACCTCGATCCGAACGTGAAGGCACCGGGCAACAGGCCAGATCAGGGACTGCCGCCCCACGCGGAGCCCAAGAAGTAGGGCGTAAAAAGCGGATGGCGGGGGCACGCCCTCGCCATCCCAGTGTCCGGGTGTGACTGTATTCACCCGGATGCGATGAGGGCGAGCATCTCGCGTTCGTAGAATTGCTGCCGTGTTATGCCCGCGTCCTGTAGTTCCTTCGGATGCACCCGCCAGAACCGTTCAGCGAGCCGCGCAATCGCCTCGCGGTCTGGCTGCGCGCGGGTGGCTGGGCGCTGCCGCCACTTCTCTTCCAGCTTCTCGCGGCTGTACATGTTCGGGAATGTCGCACCGCATTGATAGCAGCACGTCGACCAGATGGTGTCGCCGTAGTGCATCGCATCGGTATGCGTGTCGCCGAACTTGCGTTCCTTTCTCCCGTGGTTGTTGAAGCGGATATCAGTCCCGGCACAGAACGGACATTCTAGCCGCGCAATCGCCTCGCGGTCGTGCTGCGGTCGGGTGGCGAGACGGTGGCGGGCGAAGGCTTGGGTGAGAATGCCCGCTATTTCTGCTTGATCAGCTTCGCACAGAGTATGGCTGTTGGCGAAATAAATGTCTTTCGCGGCGAACTCGGCAGCATCCCGATCATCCTGCTCGACCGGCAGCGGGTCAGTGGTCATGGCTGGTCCTCCCGTGCTGCGCGGGCTTCGGCAAGGCGAGCCTCGGCATCGCCCGCGCGCTCCATCCAGATGTCGGTGGCGGCGGCGTGCAGGCGGACGGCGGCGCGCAGCTGCTCGATCTCCTCGAGCACGTCGGGCAGCACCGCGAGGATCGCGACCCGCGCGTTGGTCTTGCCGCGAATGTCCGCCGTCCGGTAGACGGTACGGGTGGCGGGGATGATCAGCGCGCGGATCGCAGCGACATCGACCGGCTCGGTCACAAGAGCGAGACCGCCGTGCTGATCAGCGCCAAGGCGACGACCGCGCCGATCGTGCAGAGCCCGATCACCAGCAGCCGCTCGTTCAGCGGCGCACCGCCGAGGCTGTGGCGGGCGGCGCGGTCGGCGAGCGCCCAGCCGGTCGCGGCACCGGCGGCAGCGGCGAGGACATACCAGATCATCATGCCAGCGCGCCGCGCTCGGAGACGAGGCGCTCGACCACCATCGCGGTGAGCGCCGGGACGGGCTTGCGGTCGGCCTCCCAGCCGATGATCGTCTGCCAGCCCCACCGCCCCATGTGAAGCTCGCTCGCCATCTCCTTCTGGGTAAGGCCGAGCGCATCGCGCGCGGCTTTGAACTCGGCTCCGGTCATGGTCGCCTCCAAGATATCATGCGCAGGTCGCGCGCTGTCGGGTTGAGCGGCAGCCGACCGCGATCGACATACCAGTTGAACCAGCCGGTCTTGGCGCGGGCGGCGCGGTTCACCCGCACCGCCTGCCGCCTGCCGTGGATGAGCTTCGTGGTCATGCTACTTCCTGATCTTCATCACGAGCAGCAGGGGATACTCCCGCATCGTGCGGAAGCGGAAGCTCGCGTTGGACTTGTTCAGCGCATAGATGCGGGTGCGCAGGACCTTGGTCTCGTGGTCGCTCAGTTCGTACTCGCTCGTATGGGCAAGCGGAATGCTGAGCAGGTCGCTCTCGTCGGGCAGTCGCCCGGCGACGAGGGTCAGCTTGGTCTTGGTCTTGGTCATGTCATGGCCTCCCCGGCAGGTTGAAGATCGCCTCGGCCTCGACCTCGATGACCGCGATCAGTTCCTCGAGCCGGATCGCGCGGTCACCCCACACGTCGCGGTCGAAATGATACCCGGCGTCGTCACCGATATAGTTGCGCCCGTGGGGCACGGTCTGGGCGAGAGCCTTGCGCGCCTCGCGGAGATGCTTGAGCACCTCGAGCCGGTCGTTGACGAG